AAGAGTATCAGCGTGAACTTGTTGAGGATATACAAGAGAGACTTGAAACTGCTAAGGGTTCTGAGAAGACAAAGTTAACATATATGTTAGCAAATCAACTTATGATTTTAAATCAGATTGTTAATAAGAAGAAACCAAAGAAACCAATAAAACTCAACAATAAAGGTAAATGGGTGTGGGTGGAAGATGGTTCTTAAAGGATGTTTGGCGTGTGAGAGTAAACATGAAGATGAGTGGTTCGTTGATTGTAAGTGTATATGCCATGATTATTATGAGAAAGTTAAAAAACTAATGGAGGAAGAAGATGGCAAGACCGACAACTGAGGAAATAACTGAGAGAAAGGATCTATTACAGGCACTATCAGATTGTGCAAAATCACCCAGTAAATTTAGTGAAATGTTTCTTAATCATAAGGTTTTTGACTATAATAAGAGATATGTTGACTGTCAAGACCGTTTCATAGTATATAGAAGTGGTCGTCAGGTAGGTAAAACCATGTCAACAGCAGTAAAAGCTGTTCATTTTGCATTTTTTGCTCCTCTATTATTGAAAACTATAACTACTGATTGTACGATTGTAATCGCAGCACCTACACAAAATCAGGCAACTATCATGTTTGATAGAGTGAGAAGTTTAATCATAAATAATGAGTTTTTGAAAGGATATATTGTTAGAAACACACAATCAGAGATGTGGGTTAAATTCCTTGACAATAAGGGAATGAGTAAAATTATCACAAGGGCAACAGGTGAAACAGGTACCACATTGAGAGGTTATTCACCACACGTAATTATAGCTGACGAATGTTCTTTCATTAAAACATCAATTTTGAGGGCTTTTCTACCATCAGGTATGGCTACACAAGCTAGAGTTTGGTTAACATCTACACCATTTAGTAAATCAGGCTATTTCTACGAAGCGTGTATGAACTCAAGACCGAAAAACCCAGAGGGAATGTGGACAGAGTTTCATGTAAAATCAACGGAAAACCCACTAATTCAAGAAGATCCTACATTTATTGAAGAAATTAAAAGATTAACCAAGGAAGAGTATGTCCAAGAAGTTGAAGGTGAATTCCTAGATATTGGTAATGCACTTATACCAAATTCACTTATCATGGATGCAATATCTGACAGAATACCAAAAGGTAGGGTTAGATACTATATGGGTGTTGACGTTGCAAGAAGTGGTCAAGATGAAACTGTCTATACAATATGTGGGGTAGATGAGGAAGAAAATGTCTATGTCATGCACGTAGAAGCTGAAGCACAGTCAAATGTTGTTGATGTTTGTGGTAGAATAGGGGGGTTAGTGGCTTCATATAGGATAGAAACTGTGTATATAGACGAAACAGGTTTGGGTGGTGGTCTTGTTGATTTGGGCAGAGAACAAGGTTTGCCTATTAGAGGTATAGTCTTTTCGTTACAAGAAAAGGCAAAATTATATAAAAATCTAAGATTGTTATTTGAAAACAAAAGGATAAAAATGAAGGATATTAACAAATTAATATATCAATTATCATATCTGAGAAGGGAATATACTGAAACAGGTATAATGAAAATCCGTTCTGACGAACATGACGACTATCCTGATAGTTTGGTTTTGGCTTGTAGAGCTGTTGAAGGTGGAGATGGTTGGCATTTACTAGATATGACAGATGGTTTGAAGAAGGCATTATTCGGCTAAAATCTTTATATAATATAATAAACCTTTTAAAGTATGGGTAAGTATCAACCAAAAGATTGGAAATCCATTGATAGTGGCGAGAAACCATTAACAGGTAATGTTACTGACAGAGTTGTAGAAGATTATATGGCACACCATGGTAAAATTAAACAACCTAGAATAAGTGGTAGAAAACTCACATCACCAAAGAAGAGACTTCAAGGTAGTATTCCAAAAGGTCAAGATTTAGCTGATGCACTTGGTAAATATGGTAAAAAAGGTTCAAAACATATGAAAGTAAGAGGTGCCAAAGCAAGAAGAGAAGCTACAACTGAAGCAGCAGAAGATTTTGTTAACAGTTTAGATTTAAGTGGTATAGGTAAGGCAGATGAAAAAGAACAGGCTATGGATGAAGAAGAAGATTTGGAAGATTTAACTGATGGTGAATTGGAAGAAGTGGAGAAGAAATTAGAGGGTGTAAAACGAAAATTAAGAAATCTTGTAACAGCCCCAGATGTATATCCAAGTGAATTAAAAAATCAAAAACAGTTAAAAGAACATAAAGAGCAAGTAAAAGATGTAAAAAACATTCTCAATGAAGCCGAAGATGAAGTTAGATTAGGTTCAAGAGAAACACAGGCTATGTACAAGTCAAAAATGCCAAAGAAAGTTAGACCTGAATCACCAAATAAAGAAAATAATTACCAAACACAATTAGACAAGCCTATACAATGGAAGGCATTAAAAGATAAAATTCAAGTAAAGAAAACATGGGAAACATGGCTAGATAAGACATTAAATCAACAGAATAGAAGGATGCAAAATCCAAGACGTTCACAAGATGGTGAAGATGTTGATAATACGCAAACAGGTGTGACGGAACTACCAAAACAGTATAAAGGACTTGCATATGGTATGACAAAACCTGAACATGGTAAAGATACTGATTTAAGGGCAAAATTGAAACTTCCATTTGATAATAGATCAGGTAAAGTGTTAGGTACTGAAAATAAACTAACTAGAAACCAAGCAAAGAGACAATCAGATTCATTAGTTCATCAAATGTTCCATGACCCAGAGGGATTTAAAAAGAGAATAGGTATTTCAACAGGTGAAAAACCTGAACCTGATGTTGAGAAGAAACCACAGAGTAAAAAACAGCCAAAAGAAGAACCTGAATGGGCAAAAAGAGTGAGAGCTGGTGGTGGAAAACCTCAATTAAGAGGTAAGGCAGAAAAATATGTAGAAAGTGAAGAAGATAAGATAAATGCAACAAAATTGAATGAAAAAAGGGCTGTGAGAGAAGGTAAAGTTAAGCCACCTACACCAAAACATTTGGTAAAACCAGCTTGGAAATCATGGTTAGAGAAAGATGCAATAAATAACCGTAATGTACGAGAAAAACTACCAAAACAAGAACCTTGTCCTCATTGTGGAAAAAATCCAAATGAAAAAGAAACTCTTGGTCAATCTCATGGAGAACAAAGTACATCAGCAAGAGGAGGTAGAATTCTTGATGAGTCAACGTTTAGAAACACTAATCCTAGTATGAGTGGTTGGAAGACAGGAAAAACATATAAAGACAGGCAAGGAAATTACAAGCCATTATATCACGATCTTGACGATCCAAGAGAATATTCTAAAGAGAGTTATCCTCATCAGATGAGTAATAGTGATGATAAAGGATCAATGAAAAAATCATGGGAAGTATGGCTTGAAAAGAAGAAAGATCAGGGACAAGGTGATGCACGATATGGTAATGTTCATGAAACAGGCATGGAAGACCCACGAAAATTACAGGTAACTAGAGATGATTTTTCAATGGAAGATGAGAAAGAAAAAGACGAAAAGAAGGAAGATAATAAACCTTATAAAGAAAGAGATCATAAAAGTGAATAGGAATGAACGACTTAAACAAGATAACGAATACGAGAGTTGGAGATAATATACATTATTATATAAATGGAAAGGAAGATCGTGGTGTTGTTGTCAAAATGAACAACGCATATGTCACAGTTATAAAATCAGATGGTAATTTACATGAAATTCATATAAATGATACCTTTTTTGTTAAAGATATACTAACAAACAAGACATGGAATGGTATGACTTTGGAAGAAAGAACCGAAGAATTACAGAAAGCCCATGCTTATAGCCCAAGATTCCTATCAAAAACATGGGAACAGTTACCACAAGAACTTAGAGATGTATTAGCAAAAACAAACATTGAAGAGTCAACACATGGTCAAATAGGTGGTAATAGAGCTGGTGTATCAACAGATACAGATGTAAAAACACCTGAAGATTATAAAGGTGAATCAAAAGATGATAAGAAAGAAGAGTTCAAACACGAACATCAAGAAAAACCAACCGTAGATAAAAACAACGGTATGGAAGAAGATCATAAAAAAAAAGATCAATTTGACGGAATGAAGGAAGATTGGCGACCAACAGGTGGCGAATCTGACAAACAGAAAAATTTTTTAAATAAATCATATGGTAAACCACTTTATGGTGTAACATCTTTGGAGAAAGAAGGTGACGGTGCTGGTAATAGTGGCGTTAACTCGCTAGAAACAACAGGTGTTTACAATGCAAGATATTCAGATAATCATGGAAGATATCGTGATCAAGAACGAGACACAGGTAAGAAAGGTGAAGAAAAAGATGACGGTAGGCGTTCCCGAGACTAGTAATTTTTCTTGGCGTGTCAAATATGACAAAGTTGAGAAAGATGCAGTAACAGGTCAACAAAGTCAAAAACCAGCAGATGATTTTAAAGAACATAAACCAGAACCACCAAAGATGGGTGGTAGAAAAGAATTCGGTAAACCAGCAAAAGCACCAGCTAAACCAAAGGCTGGAAATGTTCCGAGATTAACAGGTGGAAAATTACAAGGTCTAAGTGATAGAGTTCAACAATTAAGAACCCAACAAGAAATGAGAAGAACAGCAGGTAATATTCCTAGACCACAAGATACAAGTAGAAAGACACCAATGGGTCAAACAGAATCCGATAAAAAAATTAAACCTGAATTTGAAAAAAGACGAGAATCAATGAGAAATACTGATAGAATAATGGGAAAGTTAAGAAGACAAGCACAAGAACACCCTAGAAGTGAAGTTGGAGCAATACAAGATCCTGATACAAAAGACAGAAGAATGAGAGATGCAAAAAGAGGTCGTCACCAAAGAGGAAAAATAACACCAAAACCATTAAAAACAACACCTCAAGATGTTTTAGAAAAAGAACCTCAAACTGGTGAAAGGGATGAAACACCAAAGTTTGGAAGAGATAGAGGTATGCCACACCCAGATAAGATACCAAGTTCAGATGATTCAATGATACAAACAACTAATCCAAAGAGAGATCAATCATCTCCAAATAAAAAGGGTAAAAGACCAACATCTTCTTCAAGACAAACTAGAGGAATAACTTCTACACAGGCTGGTGATAAAACAACACAACAAAGTAGAATGAAGAAACCTGTTCAAACATCAGGTCAAACTGCATTTAGATCACGTACTATTGAAGACCAAGCATTAGGTCGTAAAGACACAGATATAGAACCAAGTGAAGAAGAAAAAGAAAAACAAAGAAGAGAAGCACAGAGTAGAAGTGATAGAGGTATAAAGGAAGATGACAAACCAAAAACACCAAAAGAGATAGAAGTAAAACGACCTGAACAAGCAGGTACTCAACATTCATTTACAAAATTAACTGAAAAACCAACAGGTCAAAGAGAAAAACGACCTGAGCAAGGTGTTGAGGGAAGACAACAACTTGGTTCAAAAGAAATGCAAGACAGAAAAGGAAAGAAAATAAAAGATCCTAAAACAGGTGAAGAATACCCTGAAAAAGAACAAAGTAAAACAAGATTTGGAGCACATTTTTCACAAGAAAGAGAAAATAGAGTTTCAGGTAAAGAAGGAAAATACAATAAATTAGTAGAAGAATTGAGACAGGCAAAACAAGAAAAACAAGATGCCAAAACAGATGCGAAAGTCAAAGAACTCAATGAGAAAATAAGAGATTTAAAATCACAGGTTAAACGACCAAAGGAAGAGGTTGATGCAGAAGATAAAGAAGAAAAGAAACCTCTACCAAAGGGTGTACCTGAAAGAGCAGTAGTAAAACCTGATGAAGTGGTTGAGGATGTGGGACAACCAGCAAAGCCAAAAGTTGAAGGAAAGGTAAGAACTGGAAATGATGTTGATGTTGGTGATCCAAAGAGAGACACAACAGGTCATGGAAAAGAGTTAATGCCAAAGAACCCACCAAAACAAAGATCAGGTAATATGAGCTATGCACACCCACCAACTAAATTTGAAAGAGATACAGGTAAGAAAGATAAAGATGGTAATCCAATAAAAGAGACAACAAATGTACCAGAAAGCCTAGTACATGAAAAAGTAGTAGGTGGTAAAAGACAATTCGTGTTATCAGGTAAAGACCCAGAAACAGGTATAACTGCAAAAGAAGTATTTGATTCAACTGGTGGTATGGGTACTACAAGTAATATGACAGAATATGATAAGGAAAGAAGACGACAAAGAAGTGATGATCCAAGTGAAGCACCAAAGAGTAAAGTTATTAGAACTCATTCAAAATACACATTAGATCAACTTAAAGAATGGTTAAAAGATAACAATCAAACTGTTGATATGAATGATAAAGTAGCTGTTGATGCAAAGGTAAGACAGATGAGAAGATCAACAAAATCTTTAATTGATATGAATACACAATACTTAAAGTTATTACAACTCAAATCAAACCTTTAAATAATACCTTTATATACTATTCTATATGAGAAAAGACGATACACATAAATGTGTTGAGTGTGGGGCTGTTCTACCATGGAGGTATAAGGGTAGGCAAAGAATTTATTGTTCACCTAATTGTAGAAAAGCATATTGGGATAAAAAAGAAAAAGATTAGTTTGTTCTACTTGGGTAAGTAGAGTATGATTGTTCAGAAGCATTATGTTCTCTTTTATAGTTTTCAAGTAACTTTTTAAACAAAACTGCATCGCTTTCATACAGATTACCTGTCTTTGTTTTCTTAACAAACTGTGCAAATTTCCTAAATTCTTCCTTATCTTCCCATCTTATACAGATAGTAGTATGTGAATTCTCTGTTTTGCGTTTTGCCATGTTATTCATATAATAAATTATTATATAAGTGTTTCTAGTAACAACCTAATGATTTTAATCCATGGAAGAACAAACAGTGGTCAGGAAGCCATGGTGGGTGTGGTTTATAGAATCCATCTGTACCATAAATCTGTGCTAACATGAACTTATCTGCCATTGTTATTTCAAATTTAATATCTTTATCATCAAATGGTGATAGTGTTGGTACAAGTGCTGATCTCTTATGGTCATCAACTTGATCTGCCCAATAATGACCCAGTCCTAATCCATGTCCAAGCTCATGTAGAACTATATTATATACTGTGTTTAATGGTAATTGTTTTCTTTCAAATACTAATTCATAGACTCCATCACTATTCTCTTTCATATTACCCAAATCGATTGTAATATTATTACGTTCTTCTGCGTATAAGAAAACCACGATGTAAGTAAATTTATGCCTACTATCAGCAAAATCCATACCAGTTAAACCTAAAGCCATATCAGTTCTTCCTTCACTCCATGGTTCAAATGTTAAAAATATTGTACAGTGTCTATAATCATCTGGTGTTTTATCCCAATGTTCTATGTATGGTACGGTTGAATGTGTGAACATTGTCCAATCTCCGTCAGGAAGAAACTCTGTCATTTGTAATTGCCATTCAAGTATTGCTCTCCATGATTCAACTTCAACATCTTTCCAATACTTCCAATCAACATGAGTTGGATTTGGTTCAAAGAGACAAACGTTTGGTCTTGTGTCATGTCTTATACCCAAAGTCTCATACCTGTCACCCTCAATAGGAAACTGTCCAAATGCTGTTGTTAACGATACTGTCGATAATGAACATACTATCAATACTATTGATATTGTTTTTGCTATATCCATAAGATTTATATATAGTACTTGTTTATAAATTTGCATGGGTACAAAGATACAAGCTAAATACAACGGACAATGTAAAATCTGTGGAGATGAATGGAATGTCGGAGAAAGTATTTTTTATCAAAAAGACCCTAAAGCAATATGTGGAGACAAACAATGTTTCGAAGAGCAAGGTGGAAGTTTTACCCCATTTAAATCTCAAACAACCTTCAGTGGTGGATTCAATAAGGTACCAATAATAACAAAGTTACCTGACGTAGAAATCTCAGATGAGGTTAAGAAGATTACAGAATATTGGGATCAGTTTTTCCTAGTAGCTCACCATAAAACAAAAGCTGTCTATCCACAAGAAGATGTTAACAGTGATCGTTTCGGTCAAATAAGATCCAAAATGATGGATCAACTTATGGCTTTAATCAGAATGGTTAAAGAGTAGATTTATATTAGAGTTCATATATTATAGGTTATGGATTTAGCTGAAATAGCTGATATTGACGGATCTTTCGAGAAAGGTACAAAACTTGAAGCTGGCGACTTTATCAAAATTCAAGGTTTAGGAGTTAAAGAAACCGATGAATATGGTACTGTTGCAGAAATCAAGACAACTGAAGGACTTCGCTATTCATTTGGAAAAGCCATTATTGGCTTGGCAAAAAGTGAAAAGATGAAAGGTCACGTTGAGAAGGTCTTAAAGATTGATGCCAGTGATGGACTCAATGCTTGGTGTGTGGAAAAGAACTCTACAACCACTGGAAGACCAATGTTAACTCTATCCTTGTTTGACCCTAAAGATTCAAAACAAGAGTAAGAGTTATATTCCTTTTTTTTATTATACTATTATGAGTAAAATTTGTAATAAATGTGGTGTAAAAGGCTTATCATGGAACAAGAAACATCATGAACGAACAGGTAAATGGAAACTACAAGACCATAAGAATAAGGAAGGGGAATGGTGTATTAGAAATGTTGAGAAGAAATCATATATTGCCACAAAAGAAGG